GAATCGCTTGTGCTTCAGAACCGCATTCGTCACGGCGGCAATCCCGTGTTGTCGTGGATGTCTGCGAATGTGACCGTCGAAATCAACTCGTTTGAGGACGTTCGGCCGGTGAAGAAAAAGAGCACGGGCCGCATCGACGGGATCGTGGCTCTGATCTTCGCCTTGGGTGGCTGGGAGTCGTCGAAGATCACGAACAAGCCCTCGGCAGAACCCTCCATCCTGCTCATATGATCGCTCCGAACTCACGCATCCTGTGGCTCCCCGGCGCTGACGAACGGCATTGGGATTTTGAATCTGGCTCGTTTGGCGGTCGCGGCAACGCTGCCGGCGTGCGGATTGACCCTGAGACGGCGTTGCGTTCGACGGTCGTGCTGGCGTGCGTTCGCGTCCTGTCGTCAAGCGTGGCCGGGCTGCCCCTGCACCTCTACCGGCGGTTGCCGGATGGCGGCAAGGAACTCGCCCGCGAGCACCCCCTGTATCGTGTACTGCACACGACCCCAAACTCGTGGCAGACTTCCTACGAATGGCGTGAGCAGCTGATGCTCCACCTGCTGACGCACGGTCAGGCGTTCGTGGAAATCGGCGGGGCCGGGGAACAGACGCAGTTGGTGGTGCTGCACCCATCGCGGATGAAGGTAGACCGCGTCGAGAATGGCCGGCTGCGGTACACGTATCGCGAGGCTTCGGGGCAAAGCACCGTCTACGCTCAAGACGCGATCATGATGCTGCGATGGCTGTCTGATGACGGCGTCAACGGCTTGGTTCCGGTTGAGCTGGCGAAGGATGCGATCGGGCTTTCGCGAGCGTGCGAAATCCACGGAGCGGCGTTCTTCGGCAATGGTGCCCGGCCTGGCGTCGTGCTGTCCACCGATCAGATGCTGTCGCCTGAAACGGCCGAGAACACGCGCAACCAGTGGGAGCGTGCCCACCGTGGCCCTGACCGGGCGCACCGGACTGCGGTCCTGCAAGGCGGTTTGAAGGTCAACGAACTCGGCGGCAACAACCAAGAGGCTCAGTTCCTCGAAGCCCGCCGGTTTCAAGTCGAAGAGGTGTGCCGCCTCTACGGCGTGCCGCCGCACCTGGTCGGCGACCTGTCCCGCAGTTCGTATTCAAACATCGAGCAGCAATCGCTGGACTACCTGCAGAACGGCTTGATGCCGTGGCTGCGTCGCATTGAGTCGGCCATCAGTCGTGACCTCATTGCGGATGGCGACCTGTTCGCGGAGTTCGACACGCGCGGTGCGTTGCGGGCCGACGCTGCCGGCCGAGCGGCGTACTACTCGCAGATGGCAACGCTCGGAGTTCTGAGCGTCAACGACATCCGATCCGCAGAAAACATGAACCCAGTCGAGGGTGGTGACGAGCGGTTCGTGCAGTTGAACATGACCACGCTCACCAAGGCTGCAGCCCAGCCGGAGCCGGCGCCCGCTGCCGTGGTCGAGGAGATCGTGGTGGACGAGGCCGCCCCGGCTCCCGAGGCGGTCGAAGTTGACGCTGGCCCGCAGATTGCGGACGTGTCGCTCAACGGGGCACAGGTTTCGAGCCTCTTGGAAATCGTGACGCAGTACAACGCCGGCCTCTTGACTGAACAGGGCGCGAAAGCGGTCATCGCTGCAGCGTTCCCCGGCGTTCCGCCTGCAACAGTGAACGCCATCATCGCGGGCACGAGCACCACGCCGGTAGTGATGCCAGAGCGACCAGGGCAGCGAGATGCCGAGCCGACCGTGGTTGCCGAGGCTCCCCCCTTGGAAACCGCCTCGCGTGCCGCCCCCGGCAGCGTCTCGGAGGGCGACTTCGTTTCGTGGGATTCGTCAGGCGGGCGTGCTCGCGGTCGGATCGATCACGTGATGGACTACGGCACACTCGACATCCCCGGCACCGACTTCAAGATCGACGCGAGCGAGGAAGATCCCGCCGCACTTATCACGCTCTACGAAGAGGTGGCCGGCGGGTGGCGTGCGACCGAGACGCAAGTCGGGCACAAGGTGGCGACGCTCACGAAGATTGACCCGCTGCCCGAGCCGCCCCCGGTTGAGGAAAAGGACTACGGCAAGCCCAGGCGGAAGGGGCGGAAGCGTGGCTAAGTACGACCACATCGACTTCACGCCCCCGGCGGGCGTACGGTCAGAGGCACAGAAAGGGCTTGATTGGCGAAGCGAGTACGGCCGAGGCGGCACGGCAGTCGGCGTGGCTCGCGCTCGCGACCTGAGCAACGGAGTGACGATCAGCCCAGAGACGGCACGCCGAATGAAGGCGTACTTCGACAGGCACGAGATCGACAAGCAAGGCAAGGGCTGGAGCCCAGGCGAAGACGGGTTTCCGAGTAACGGACGCATAGCCTGGGCGCTATGGGGCTCAGATCCCGGCTGGGCTTGGAGTCGAAAACTGGTTGAACAAATGAACGCCGCAGACGAGGAGGGCAGGAGCATCATGGGCAACATCGAACGCAGGGCGCTGGCGATTGACGAGGTGGAGTCGGCGGTGCCGCTCCTGGCGGTTGAGAGCCGCAGTGCCGAGGATGGCAGCGAGCGCCAGTGGATCGTTGGCTACGCTGCGAAGTTCGGCGTCAACTCGCTGGACTTGGGCGACTTCGTTGAGCGGATTGATCCCGGTGCGTTTGGCATCGTTGCCGAGCGGCGCGGGCGGAAGAAGCCGCTCGAAACTCGCGCTCTCTGGAACCACGATGCAAACTACCCGCTGGCGCGTTATCCCGGCACGCTGCGGATGAACGTAGACGAGATCGGACTGCGGTATGAGTTCCCGGTGCCCGACACTTCAAACATCGAAGCGGGAATCGTGCGCGGCTCGTCGTTCTCGTTCCAGATCGCACCCGGCGGCGAAGCTTGGAGCGTTGAGGAAGGGCGGTCAATTCGCACGGTGACGCGAGTGGACTCGTTGATAGATTTGGGTCCAGTCTGTTTTCCCGCGTACCCAGATGCAGATTGCACCGTGGCCCAGCGGTCGTTCGACGCCTTCCGTGTTTCGCAATTCGCGAACAGCGAACGTGCTATCGCCGCAGCCAAAAAGGCCGCAGACCTCCGCAAGTATCTCCGCACGCATGGCCGCTAGTGGCGATTCCTGCCCTCGTTGTCGAGATGGCCGCCTAGCGGTGGCGTCGTCGCAGCGGTCTGGCGAATACCAGACTCGCTATCTGCGGTGCTGCCGGTGTGGCAACACCGACAAGCAGATCATTCACGGCACCGTGATCAGGCGGAAGTCTTTTACTGTGGACCGTGCGTAACTGCATGGTTTCCATGTGCGCCCCGTAGTTTTGGGTTAGACGGCGACTGACGCCGCAGCCCGAACACAGGAGCCCACACCGTGGACAAGATCAAGGCACTGCTCGACGAACTGGCCGCTGTTGTCGCTGAAATGTCCGCGATGACTGAGAACGCCCCCGAGGGCGAAGAGGCCGCCGCTCCGATGTCTGAGGAGCAGGAGGCGTCCCTGCGGTCGCTCGAGACTCGTGCCGACAAGCTCCGCGAGCGGATCGAGTTCCTGACCCGCGTGCAGGCCAAGGAAGTCGAACTGCGTGCCGTGCTGGAGCGCGGTGCCCCGGCCAAGAAGATCGAGACTGTCACCCCCGAGGAGGCTCCCGCCGTGGAAAGCCGCAAGATTTTCGCTGTGCCCGCGTCGCATCGCCCCCTCAAGGGCTTCAAGAACGAAGAGCGTGCCTACCGTGCCGGCATGTCGATCAAGGCTTCGCTGCTGGGTGACGAGGAGGCCCGTCGGTGGTGCCTCGATCACGGCGTCGAGAGCCGTGCCCAGGCTGGCGGCATCAACTCGCTCGGCGGTGTCCTGACCAATCCCGAACTGTCCAGCGAGATCATCCGGCTCGTTGAGGAGTTCGGCGCGTTCCCGGCCAACGCTCGCACGGTCACGATGAACAGCGACACGCTGCTGTTCGCCCGTCGCGTCGGCGGCCTGTCGGCCAAGCCGATCGGCGAGAACGCTGCCCCCGATTCGACGAACGTCACTTTCGACAACGTGCAGCTGGTCGCGAAGTTGTGGGGCGTGGACAACCGCGTTCCGATGTCGCTGGTCGAGGACTCGGTCATCGACCTTGCGGACGCGATGGCGGTCGAGGTGGCTCAGGCGTTTGCCGAAGCCTTCGACAACAGCGGCTTCATCGGGACCGGCAGCGGTGGCACCTACCACGGCACCACGGGTGTCGCGGTCGCCATCAACGACGGCACGCACTCCGCCAGCATCGTGACCGCGACTTCGCGGACCACGTTCGATGCCCTGACGCTTGCCGACTTCACGAACACGGTGGCCCGCCTGCCGCTGTACGCCCGTCGCAACGCGAAGTTCTACGTGTCGCCGGCCGGCTACGGCTCTTCGATGCTTCGCCTCATGGTGAGCACGGCGGGCAACAACGCGGCCGACGTGGCCGGCGGGGCTGGCCTCCAGTTCCTGGGCTTCCCGGTCGTTCTCTGCCACCCGCTGGAAAGCCGGCTGTCGGGCACGACGGGCCAGATCGCCTGCCTGTTCGGCGACCTGTCGCAGGCCGCTATTTACGGCGTGCGAAGGGACATCAGCGTCAAGACGGATGCCTCCCGCTTCGTCGAATTTGATCAGTTGCTCACCTTCGCCTCGGCTCGCGTCGCGATGCAGGCTTCCGACCTGGGCGA